CTCGACCCAAGGTCATAAGCGGTGGTCCTGTCATGTCACCAAACGACGCGTAACTGTCTCCAGTTGTGCCGCGTTCACGGTAAAGCCCTGCGGCGTAAAGCGTGGTTCCTAACAGCACTGAACTGTCAGGGACAGTCGTGAGACTGTCGTGGTAACCAGCCTGCACGCGACGCCTGAAACACCAAGAGTTTGCAGCTGCGACACAAGTAGTTAGGAAAGCGGTGTCATTTGCCGTGGCCGACGCGATCCCAAGAAACTCAATTACTGGCGCAGTTGATGACAGCCATGTACACGTCAAAGTCCATGTCAAAGTTCCAAACGGATCGGCAGCGGACCTTTCTAGATCGTCGCCAACATCTTGAAACATCAACTGGTTAACAATGATTTCGTTTTCGTTGTAAAGCAGGTCGCCTGCTTCGTTAACGCCAGCGAACAAGTTGACCGGTACAGCGATAACAATGTGCGTGCCGTTCAGGCCGTGACCTAGTCCAGTGAGTGTAATTGTCTGACCGATTGTGATGTCGGTTGATTCAAGGGTCTGCACCACAGCAACATCGTCTAGACGCTGGTGGTGCGTCACGCTGAATGTGGCCATGGTGCAGTCTCTCTACTCAGTTCCGTCTATCAGACGAAAGCGGCCTTAATGGCAAGTTCTGGGGAAACAACTTTACTTGCCCAGTACCCGCGCACTGCAATCTGCCTGCTGAGTTGTGAGGGTTGTTCCACGGAAATGAGGCCCTTATTCAATTCAAACGATTCAAGGGCACGCGGATCAAGGATGGTCATGCCAGCCGAGGTCAAGTTGCGGTCAACCACGACGCGCAAACCGAAAGCAAACGCGCCCTGTGTCGAAGCAACATTGAGTGAACCGTATGCGTTCATTGGGCCCACCTGTGGGAACAACGGACGGTCAGCGGTATCCGACAAACTGCCCATTAACTTCCAGACGTTTGGTGACACAGCGAGGACGGACGGCAAGTTGCCATTCGAGCCAGTCAAGATGTCTGCGGCGGCGGTATACATCCACTCAACCCAGTAAGCCGGGTCAGCAATTGATGCGTTTGCAAAGTTGTTGCTGTTGGTGGTGCCAGTCTGCAATTCCGAGCAGGCGAGCAAGTCGGTGCGGTCCATGTAGACGCGCATCATGTCGTCAAGCAACGGTCCGAGTGCTTCAGGCTGTGACCAGTCAATTGCGGCTTCGCTGATTTCAACATAGCCACCCTGAATTGTCTTGGTGATCTGCACGTCATTGATTTCGAATTGTGACGCGGTAATGGTCGTGTTTTGTGTGGCAGTGCCCACTGAGTTATGGACGGAGACCACAGGTCTGATGAAAACTGAGCCTCCCTGCGGCATGGGTCGCAATGTGGTTGCATCCACGAGAGGACGCGAGCCAACAAACGTGTTCACCACATTTTGAATAATGGGGGTCGGAATCACACCGGGCAAATCAGGCGTGGTCACGTTTGGTGCGGCGGCGCGGATGTTTTCGTTGAGTTGTGCAAAATCACTGCCACCGCGTACGAATGCTGAGATGTATTCGCTTACGGACGGCAATTTGAATTCGCGCTTGGCGGTTGCATAGATCGGTTGAGTCGCGATTGCGGCTTCAACGCTTGTTGGTTCTGACATGGTTTCATCCTCCTCGGATGGTGTTGTTGGGGTTGTTTCTGTTGGGATTTCTTCTTCGGGTTCGTCGGCCTGAGCCACGAGGTCGCGTATTTCTGCGCCCGAAAACGCTGGAACGGCGACCAAAGACAATTCGACAAGTGAAGCGCGAGTGACAACGGTGGCTTTCAGTTCTTTGTCGTAATACGACTCCTGAACTTCTGCGCCAACACTGACGGCATCATAGGCACCCGAGCGGATAAGTTCTACGGCATCCGAACTGGCCCTTGTCTTTGCGAACGTTGCCGTGAAGCCAAGTCCCTCATCCATATCGGCAAGAGCGTTAACGGTTCCACGCAACTGCGTTAAATCGTGTCCCTCAATGAGTTTGGCGGCTTTCTGATTGACATCAAAAGCACCTCGCTCAAACGCCACACGCTGACCGCCTAAAACGGTTGCGGTGACTGGGGCCCACGGGACTGCGATACCAGAGATAGACGCGGGTGCGTCGCTGTCTGATTTTGCAAAGTCCAATGTGGGTAAATCGGCTGTAAGTCGAATCATGCCATTTCCTCTGATCTGCGTTCTTCTGCTGACGGTTCGTAAGCAACGCTTGCTAAATCGTTTTCTGCTAAATAATCGTCAATGTCAAATTCGACATAACGGCCACGGGGCAGGATGTTGTTCATTGACAATGTCTGTTCAATGCAATCCAAATATTGTTTTGCGCCAAACAAGTAAAGGTCCTGTCGGGCGGACTGTGCGTTTTGATAGGTGTAGCCCTGTACGCCAATGCCCAAAAGGTATGCGGGGATTCCAGTGGCCCGAGACAGTTCAAGTGCTTGGAATTGACGCGACTCAATCAGTTGCAGTTTGTTCGGGTCACTGGAAAACTCTTTGAATGTCACGACGCTGTTAAGTGCGCCAATGGCACCAACTTGTCGAGCGTTGCGCCAAGCGGCGGCAAGTTCTGAAAGGTCCTCGGCTGACATTGGTTCGGATGCGTCGGTTTGCTGAAGCCACCCGGCGGCGATCTCATTCACTGCGAAACGATCTGATGCCTGCTGAAGTTTAATCGCTGTCGCGATTGCGCGGTTGCCCGTATACAGCAAACCTTGCGATGGTGCCAAGAACTGGATCACGTCGTCAGTGTTGAGTTGGATGCCGTTAAACATGATGTCGTTGGATGGGCCGAAACGCTGTGCGGTCTGTTGGTCGCCAAGGCTGACCATGGCGGCAGGGAGCCATTCAAACGAAAGCGGACGGCCAGTGGCGGACGACCGTGAGGTGACATACCAAAAGCCCTGCCCCCACAAAATGAGGTCGGTTACCAGTTGCGAGAAAATGAAGTTTCGAGTCACGCGAGGATCGGGCTGATCCATCCACTGTTCATTGGGAATGTAAATTTCCTCGTACTCGGACCCTGTCCACTGGGTCGTGTAATGCTTAAGTTCCAAGCAGCCGACCATTGACGCGATCATCTGAATTGAACGCGAAATGGTCGGCACAGACAAAGCGAGTCGTTGCAACTCCCCGACAGAGTACGCGTTAAAATCGCCGATCTGCGCGGCAGAACCTGCCGCTGCCTGAACGGGAGCAGACGCAAACGCGGGGGTCGCATTAACTTTCTTGCTACCGAAAAGAGCCATCCCTGCGATTCTCCCACAGATATTTGTCTGTGTTAAGTACCCTCAGCCAAAAGCGAAAGCGGCTTTATTAGACCGCACTGGTTTGGACGCAAGCATGATTCCCCACACTGCACAACGCGCCAACTCGATCGGTCCGGGTGACTTTTGCGAACTGAGAACTATGGACCCGCCCGTTTTGACGGCGACCGATCGGGCGAAATGTTCGGCAAGTGCAATGTCGCCAGTGTGATGGACGCGATCCTCAATAATCATTAAGCGACAGGCCGCAGTCCATTTGAGCAATTCGGCATATCCGACGATTTGCATTCGACGTCTTAAATCTGGGGGACAGTGAATTTCTAGTGATGGGGTGACCGCAAGTTTCACAGTTTGGTCGTGCATGATCCGCACAACTTCCTCCCACATTTGAGCGGCTGATTCCACGACGAACGCGACCGACACGACAACGCGCCCGTCATCAAAAGCCGTTGATACTCCGACATATCGCGAATCATCAACTGATGAGTCAATGGTGAGCCACTGTGTTGGTGGTGCTGGTTTGTCGGATTTGCGGTCATTCCACAGGTTGATTGGCAAATAGGAATTGGTGGAATCCACCCACAGGTTCAGGTGGCCTCGAATGAACGCTTGACGATTCGGTGAATCAAAAGCCAACTCCAAAGCCTTGGCCGTGATCGTCGTCCCGAGCGCGGGATTACTCCAGCCCCAATATGACCGATCTTCCAAACTCACCCCGGGCGGAAGTGACCACTCAGCGAAATAGAGCGCCGTCGGTTGACCCGAGTCAATCGCCGCGATGCCCTGTTCTCTTAGTTGT